ATGGCGGCAAGCCAGAACAGCGGGCCGGTCATGGGCGCGGCACGCGACCCGTGTAGTCGGCCCGGCCGACGGCCGGATGGAACTGCCAGCCCTTTAGTCGGAGTGTGGCGACGAGGGTGTGGGCATCCAGAAGGGCTTCGTCGTCGACGGGCTTGCCGTCTTGCATCCATTCTGCGATCGCCTGGGCGAGTGCTTCGGCGGTATTCATCGGTCCTCGGGCCACCGATTCCGCCTCGAACAGCGCGCCACACAGCCGGCACCGCTTCATGCGGCGAGGGTCAGCTGCGTCAACCCGTTCTATATCGGTCATGGTTCGATCCTCTCTGGAGGCGGTGACGGCGCTGTTCCGCATACTCGCCACCCAGCCGCATGGGGTGGCCCCCCTTGGTGGTGATCACGTCGGCCGCTTGTAGCCCTTGTGACAGAACGGCGAGAACCGCTCGTGCTCATCGCAGTCAGCCCAAGCCCTCCCGGGATCAAAGCGGTCGGGGCCGGTCCATCCACAGTCCGCGCAGTGACCATGCCAAGTGCCGGCCCTCCCTCGAGTCTCGACGCCGGCCATGTCAAGCATCGTCCACGATCACCTGGCGCTCACTGCCCACCCGATGCACCGCGATCAGGACGCAGGTGGGGTACTTCTCCCGCATCACCTCGGCCACGCGCTCGAGGGTGACGGCCACCACGGTGGCGTTGAGGTTCTGCCGCCAGCGTTTGGTGCCCTCGGGGGGGATGACGAAGTCCACCTTCCAGGCGGCGCGCGCCGGCTCCTCGTCTTCATCGGTTGCGCTCATCGAGTTCCCTCCGGTCATAGCCATCGATGAATCCCTCGTGGTACCCGCAGGGATGCCACCGAGGTCGATCATCGGCGCAGGGGCAGTGGATCCGCTCCGCGTGCTCCCGGGATCTCACCCTCGCGGTGTCCTCTTCCTCACCCCAATCCATCAGCCGAGTACATCACGACGCAGGCGCTCGCGCTGGATGTCGTACTGCTGGATCCAGTCGCAGCATTCTTCGTAGCTCCCCTCGAACGTCCAGCGTCCGTCGCGGCCCTCGACCGCCCACTCGCGGCGGAGCGGGTCGGTTTCCATGACGCGGTACTTCCCGTCGGCGGTATCCATACCACCCCCCTTTTGAGAATGCCTTACCAAATGTTTTAGAGGGGTCCTGGCCGGCACGGCTCCTGTGCATGGCGGATTGGGAACGCTGAAGACGCATCGGCGCCGGCAACGGCCAGAACCCCAGTGCCCGGCCCCACGGCGGAGGGACCGGGCGCTGGGTGGGGGCCCCGGCTGGGGATCGGGGCCGCATCCCACCCAGACCTCAGACGTTAGTCACCGCCACCTCCGATCTGCTGATCCACCTCATGGGCGATCTGACGGATCCGCTCGTCCACCACGCCGACCACCCGGGCCAGGTCGTGGACCTTGTAGCGGTCGCCGAACTCGTAGTACAGGCGGTGGATGAGCCGGTTGCGCTCGGCTCGAGCCTCCTCCCGGCTGGCGTCATGGTCGGCGAAGCGTCGCGACGCCTCCTCCAGCTCCCACATGAGCTTCTCCCCGAGGGGAGCGTCGGCGGCGGGATGGGATGGGGGGCGGTCGCGCAGCAGGAGCCGCCAGCGGCCGAACACCTCGAGGGTGTGGGCCCGGAGGTCTTTGGCCCGGTCGCGGCCCTGCTTCTCGACCCGGTACTTTCCGCCGGCCACCACATCGGCAATATGACCATCCAACTCCTCACCCCAAACGGGTGAACCCTCGAGGTAGTCATCGATCATGGTGATCAGCCGGCGGGCTGACCATTCCGCCCCCGGTGGAGGCTCGTCCTCCTCGGACAGCTCGATCAGGTGTGCCTGTAACCGCTCGCGCAGCTCTAGTAGATCCGCCAAAATCAGGGCGAACGGGTCATGGGCCACAGCGGCCACCACTTCTCCTCTCGGACCGCCCGCCCCGGTGGTCCCCTATCCTCGCAGGCCGCTTTATGACCCGCTACGATCCCACTTCAGACGAAACAACGGCAACTAGAGACCGTTGCCCTCCTCCTCCCTCGTGTTCTTCCTCGCACCTCAGTAGTGATACCACCACGATGCACACAAGCCCCCTTGTGGGTTTTTTGAATGGGAGGGATTGATATCGTGCCTAGGAACACTGTGACTACCGACATGGAGCTGTGTCGCACGCTCGGGCACGCGTGGGACCAGTTCTATCCCGACGACATGGGGACGCCGCTCTACGGCTGGCGGCTGTCGTTGCGGTGCACTCGCTGCAGGTCGGAACGTCACGACATCGTCGACCAGCACGGCCGGATCAACGCCCGCCGGTACATCTACGTCGAGGGCTACCACATGAGCCGCGACGAGACCCCGACGCGCGACGAGCTGCGGGCCGCCATGTACGAGCGGATCAGAGTCAAGCTGAACAAGGCCCACGCCATCGGCAGCTTTGAACATCTCATCGAAGAGGAAGCATCCTGAGCCCGCAGCTCGAGCTGTTCCAATCACCACAGACAGGAAAGCGCATGGCAGAAAAGGCAGTAACCGTACGAATCGAGAAGGTCACCCCGACGATGGCCGACAAGTACCTCGGCACCCAGGAACGCAACCGACACCTGAATGAGGGCCGGGTGGCCTTCTGGGTGGACGTGATCCAGCGCGGCGAGTGGAAGATCACCAACGACTGCGTGGCCTTCGACGTCGCCGGCAACCTGATCAACGGCCAGCACCGTCTAGCCGCCATCCACCTGTCAGGACAGACATGTCCAATCGGAGTGATGCGGAACCTCCCCGACGAAACCCAGGACGTCATGGACAGCGGGCTCATCCGCCGCACCCAGGACGCCCTGGCCATGCGCCACGAGCGCAACGCCTTCAACCTGGCCGCCGGCCTGCGCTGGGAGTTCCGCCTGCGCTACATCGAGGAGAACGACCGCGACTCGGGCGCCGTCCACTACGCCAAGCCGGGTGACCGGCCCTCCACCATCCAGCTCCTGGCCGTGTTCGAGGAGGACCCCGAGATGTGGCGGGAGATGACCAGCCTCGGGGTCGGCACGGCCCGTCTGTTCGGGAGCCGCTCGGGGATCATGATCGCCGCCCTCCGTCGGTTCTGGCTGGCCAGCACGACCGATGCCGAGGGCTTCCATGAGCGCCTGACGACCGGAGCCAACCTGAAGGAGGGTGACCCCATCCTCCAGCTACGCGACGTCCTGTCGCCTCAGCGCAAGCGCCAGGGCCGGTTCGAGCGGATGGCCGACTACCGCGAGCTGGCCTACATCTGCAAGGCCTGGAACATGTGGCGGGATGGCGACCAGCGCCAGCGGCTGACGTGGCACTTCGGCGGCACCAGCCGCGAGGAGTTTCCCATCCCTAGATGAGCGGGTTCAGCCACTGGTTCGACCCATCGGACCTCTAACTATGACCGCCAAGCAATCACTCCTTTATGGGTGGCCTATTGATCTTCGAGACCATGGTCTTTGGAGGGATAGATGACCAGTGCCAAGAACGGTACGGGACCGAGGCCGAAGCTCAGCTCGGTCATGCCCATTGGGTGAAGCGGGAGCGCCGGCTGTGGACCCGGGTGCGCAACGCCCGCGACCTGCGCCCCTGGGTCGACGTCACCCAGACCTGGGTGGGGGCCCTCATCTGCCTGCTCGGAGTCCTGGGTGGGTTCATCACCGCTACCTGGTGGTGGATCGTGGCCTCCTTCGTCGGGGGCATCCTCGTAGGCAACGGGTTCGCGCGGGTGTGGCGCCGATGGAAGCGGGTGAAGGCCAAGGCTGCGAAGGAGGACGAATGAGTGGACCGGTGATGCCCCTGTACCTGAACGCCGAGGAGGCCTACATGCTCGAGTTCGCGGTCGGGGTGGTGTTGACCATCGACGCCGCCGCCGGCATGCGGGCCTCCACCCAGATCATCCGCAACGCTGAGGGCCCCGGTGGGGTCGCCCGGCTCGACCGGCTCCAGGCGGCCGGCCGGGAGCGCTCCGAGGTGCTCAACAGCCTGCGCACGGCCCTGAGCGAGCTGCAGGACGCCCTCGAGCGCACCCACAGGGAGATTTGATTGCCGCGCGCCGTCTACCTCTGCACCATCGGCTGCATGGCCGACTGCCGCCATGGTCTGCCCTGCGTGATCTTCATGATCGACGCGGAGCATCCGCATCCGATGCACCGGGGCCACGAGGCTCACGTTGCTGTCGATGACGATGGGATGGTCCACAGCTGGGACGGCAAGGCCGGGCGCTGCCGCATCGAGCCGTTGGAGGAGGAAGATTGAAAGCCACCCTCCGTGGTGGTAGCTCTGGAGATTTACTTGTCCGTTACTTATGCCTCACCCTCCGACACGGGATCCCACGAGACCTGGCGAGACCTGCGAGGAAAGCATCCCCGCAGGTCAGGCCACATAAGCCCTGGTAGAGAGGTCGGGCTCGCGGACGGCAAAACTTCTCGGCGAACTTTTGCCACAACGCTCTGACCAGCACTTCAGCCAAAAGTGATGTCACTATTACTTGTCGAGTACTTGTGATGCACTTCTGCCCGCTCCCGGCGCAGCATCCAGTGCTCACTGCGGGTGGCGACCCCGGCGTAGACCCGGGCCACGGTGTCGACGCTGTCACCCAGGACCGCGGCCACCTCGGGGATGCTGGCCCCGTCTTGTAGGGCCTCGGTCCCGAAGTGGTGACGGAGATCGTGGAACCGCACCGGTCGACCGGAGCGCCGGTTGTTGAGCCCGATGGAGGCCGCCACCGCGCTGGCGTCGGAGCTGAATGACGAGGTGTGGTGGGGGCCCAGGATGAGGCTGACCTCCTGGGTCGTCTGCTTGCCTCTCTCGTCCACGTGGACCATCGGCCGGGGCGTGGCCGGGAAGCGGCTCAGGTGAGCGCTGAGGGCCTCGTGGAGGCGCCGTGGCATCGGGAAGTCACGAGCGGTGCCGGCCTTCGGTGGCTTCAGATAGAACCCCCCGAGTTCGACGTCGTAGGCGAGCTGCCAGTGGACGTAGATCCACGGCTTGCCGAGGAAGGTGACCCGCTCCACGCACAGGCCCAGCACCTCGGAGATCCGCATCCCGGTCTCGCGGCCCAGGATCACCGAGATCCTCCGCTCCTCCGGGGTGGCCTCCACCCACAGCTGCACCTCCTCGGGGGACAGCTCGATCCGGTTGGCCTTTTCGATCTTCGGGAGGGTCAGCCCCTTGATGGCGATCAGCTCGGAGTAGCTGAACCTTTTGCGGCCGGTGGACCAGGTCAGCATTTGAACCAATACCTGGAACACGTTGCGGAGGGAACTGGGCACCAACTTGGTGGTCTCCATTTCCTCGAGCCATTCCTCCACCATTTTGACGGTGATGTCCTCCATCTTTTCGGGACCAAAGAAGGGCTCGAGATAGAGGCGATAGCTGGTGTCGATGGTGGTGGCCCGCGCCTTCGACTTGGCCTTGACCTTGGGCCTCCACGCAGCCCACGTGGTAGCGAAGCTGGCCCGCACCGGGTTGTCCTTCACCTCGACGCGGTGGCGGTTGGCCACCAGGCCCTTGACGTAGTTCATGTGGGCGAGGGCCTCGGGCAGGGTGGCGCACAGCTTCGACCATCCGCGCTGGCGGCCGTCGGGCCCGTAGGGGCGAGCGTGGTACCGGCCGTCAGCGGTCTCGGTGATTCCGGGGTAGTCCTTCATGGTGGTGATTTCTCCTTGGGTTAGTGAACACAAATGATATCACTCTGAATACCAGGTACTCATGGCATCCTGGGGTCCTGAAAAAGACAGACCCCTTCCCCCTTTACAGCTCGAGGAATCGGAGCCTACCGTGTCCGAATCACGACGAAAACAAGGGGATTCGAGTCGGTGGACGACGAAGGCGAGATCATGACGACCGCAGAGGTGGCCGCCTTCCTCCAGGTCTCACCCATCACGGTGAAGAACTGGCGGTGGAAGAAGATGGGCCCCCCGTTCTTCGCCATCGAGGGCAGCCATCACGTTCGTTATCGGCGTTCAGCCCTGCGAGCATGGGTGGAGGCCCAGGAGCTGCGCCAATCCCCCCGCCGGCTGACCGCGGTGCGCCAGCGCCGTCGGGGCAACTCACCGGTGCGCCGGCACGCGTTCGATGACACCCCCGTGGTGCGTCGAAGTGATGCAGATTTCCAATCCCCCTTGCCGACACGGCGCGTAGCACAATGACCGCCAGGTCACCGAAGCAGATCGGTACCGAAGGGGAGACAGCAGTACTGAAGGTGCTGCTGCCGTACTTCCCGGGGGCACACCGCCAAGCTCTGGTGGGCAGTGAGGATACCGGAGATATCGGAGGAATCACCGACCTGTGCGTGCAGGTCAAAACGGTCCGCGCCCCCAGGCTCGGGGAGTGGATCGATGCCACAACGAAACAAGCGGAACGAAAGGGGGTGCCCTATTACATCGTTGTCCACAAGCGATCAGGGCGCGGCATCGAGAGGGCGGGTGACTGGTACGTCACCCTGCCGCTCAAGGTCTTCGCTCCCCTGTTCGCTCGACTGACCAGCAGCCGGCTCGAGGCCGGGTAAGTCTGTCTGCCCTGCGGTCCCGACGACGGGACTGAGCGGGGAGAAGGCTCACCACAAGCCTGTGCCGCTCCGGGCTGACACCCGGTGTCCCGTCGTCAGGACGGGGGCAACCTAGCAGGCCCCAACAACTAACGCTCTCCACACCAGGAGTCAGGATGGCCCTCCCCGTTGAGGCGCGCGCCCATCGGCGCCGCCCGGTCCGACCCACGCGCCCGGACCTCCTTATCCTTCCGTCGTTCACCTACGAAGAGGTCGATCAGGGCCGGGGCATCCTCGCTCTGCATGACCTGCAGATTGTGTTCTACAGCGAGGACCCCCGCGACATCCCCGCTGTGCTGGCGGCCTTCACGTCATGACCACCCCGAAGCTCGCTGTCGACGTGAAGACCCGGTGGGGGACGAAGCGGATGTACCGCAACCCCTACCGGCATGGCGGCCAACCGATCTACCGCAACGTCACTGGCATCGTGTCGGCCCTGCCGAAGGAGGGCATCCCCCGCTGGGCGGCCAACACCACGGCCGAGTGGATGGCCCTGCACATGGATGAGTGGACCGACCTGCCCGCTCACGAAGTGGTGAAGCTGGCCGGGGCGAAGCCGTGGGAGCTGCGCGACCGGGCCGGCGACCGCGGCAGTGTGATCCACGGAGTGATGGAGAACATCACCGCCGGGAAGCTGTACACCGTCGAGGCCGAGGTCGAGCCGTGGATCGGATCCGCTCAACAGCTGCACGCTGATGTCGGCCTGGTCCCCGAGCTGACCGAGACCACCATCTTCAACGACCAACACATGTACGCCGGCACGTTTGATTTCCTCGGCCGGCTGCGGGCCTTCCCCGAGCTGGGCCGGGTGCTGATCGATTACAAGACCGGGAAGGATCTCTACGAGGACATGGGGGCCCAGGTGGTGGGCGGGTATGCCCTCGGGGCCCAGTACTACATCGACCGCGTCACCGGGGTCGAGGCCGACTGGAAGCCACCCGACACCTGCATGCTGGCCCATCTGACCCCGGAGGGCTACCACCTTCGATTCCTCCCGATGCACATCGGTTACCGTCGGGCCTTCCTCGCCGCCCTCGAGATCCGCAAGTGGGAATCCGAGGGGCCGAAGATGAGCAAGGCCGATGTCCTGCCGCGCACGGTGCGGTGGGACGAGCTGCCCGGTGAAGAGCCGTTCGAGCTGATCTGGCTGCAGAAGCAGATCGCCAAGCTCACCCTCGAGCAGAAGCTCGAGGCCACGTTGGCCTTCAAGGAACACGGGATTCCCACGAAGCCATCACTGATGACGCACGCCCACATCAATCAGGCCTGCAACCTCATCAAGTTGTACCTCATGTCAGACCCGAAGGAGCCGACCCCATGAGCATCTACGACGACCCCGATCTCCGCGACGCGGAAGATGACAACTATCCCCCCACGATCAAGTTCGAACGGATCGGCGACCGGATGAAGGGCAAGGTGGACGCCATCGAGAAGTTCACCTCCCGCAACGGGGTGGCCCTCAAGTACCGCTTCGGCCACGTGGCCACGCTCCTCGGTGGCCGGCAGGAGCAGCTCCCCGTGGCCGAGATCATCGCCGGCTCGAAGAACCTCAAGGGCCAGCTGATGCAGCTCAAGCCCGAGAAGGGCGACATCGTGGACATCGAGCTGACCGAGCTGCGGCCCACCGACCGCGGCAACCCGCTCAAGGTGTACCGCATCAACGTCGAGCGGATGGGTGGACCTGCCGCCGGTCCGATCACCACGGCGGCACAGATCGGACCGTTTGATGGCCCGCCCCTGATGGGAACGACGCCGCACGTCACGCCCCCCGCCGAAGAAGCCGACCTGTTCGGCGGCAGCAGCGAGAGCTGACCGTGCCGGTCAACGTGGCCAAGAGCCTGGAGTGGTTGGCCATGCTCTACGGTCGCACCGAAGCGGGCTGGATCAACCTGTTCTCGGTTGAGAAGGCCACCGGCCGGCGCCGGGTGGAGTGGGCGCCGGCCGACAACCTCAAGGCCCTGGGTCCAGCCATCGAGGACATGGGGGCCCGGGGGGATGTGTGGTTCGGGGCCGCGCCTCGAGCCGAGCGCCTCGACAACGGGGCCCGGGGTGGGGTCAGCACCTGCGACTCCATCCCAGCGTTTTGGCTCGACATCGACATCGCCGGCCCCGCTCACAAGCTGCCCGGTCTGCCCAGGGACAAGCAGGAGGGCATCGAGCTGATCAAACGGTTCCCTCTCAGCCCCAGCGCGGTGGTGTACTCCGGTTACGGGATGCAGCCGTGGTGGTGGCTGCAAGAGCCGATCCCGGCCGGCGAGGCCATCCCGCTGTTGACCCGATGGCAGTTCACCTGGGAGAAGATCGCCGACCAGATGGGCCTCCACGTGGACAACGTGAGCAACATCGATCGCGTCATGCGGTTGCCGGGGACCTTCAACTTCAAGCTCGACCCCGCTGTCCCGGTGTACTTCGACGCCAAGTGGTCCATCTCGTACAACGCCTCCGACATCGATGACTTCTTCGAGCCGATGCCGACCCAAGAGCAGATCGCCGAGCGGCTCACGTCGTCCCGGCACCTGGCCGGCAGCCGGTTCAACGAGGTGGTCACCTGCGGCGCAGTCCTGAAGTCCTTCGGGTGGACCATGGTGCGGCGCGACCGGCGCAGCGGCAGCACCTTCTGGCGTCACCCCAAGGCCACCAACGAGGTGTCGGCCGAGGTCTACGCGGACGAGTTCACCCGGATCTACTCCGAGACCGCCCACCGGGCCACCGGCATCCCGCTCAACGAGAACCACAGCGCCTTCTCCCTCTACACCTGGCTCGGTCACCGGGGCAAGTACTCCGAGGCCCGAGCCGACCTGCTCGAGCGCGGCTTCCAGGAGGCCGGCGAGAGCCGACCCCGGCTGCAGAAGGTCAAGGTGGCCGGCCCGGGGAAGAAGCTGAAGACCCAGCTGGCCTCGGAGGTGAACCCCGTCCACCCCACCTGGATCTGGCCCGGGTGGCTGCCGATGGGGAAGCTGGTGGTCCTCGAGGGTGACCCGGCCACCGGGAAATCCACGGTCGCCCTGGACCTGCTGGCCCGCATCACCACCGGGAAACCCATGCCCGACGGGAGCCCGGGGATCCTTCCGTCGAACGTGCTGTTCATGTCGGCCGAGGATGACATGGACGACACCACTGTGTGGCGTCTACGGGCCGCTGGAGCCAATCTGGAGCGGGTCATCCACGTGCAGTCGGTGTTCGATGACGAGGACGGTGAGAGCCCTCTGGTGCTCCCACTCGACACCGTGCCCCTGTGGGAGAAGGTTGAGCAGACCAGGGCCGTCATGCTCGTGGTCGACGTGCTGTCGGCCTACCTCGGGGGCGAGGTAGACACCCACAAGGATGCCCACGTCCGCCGGGCCCTCACCCCCCTGGTGGACATGGCCCAGGCCACCCGGGTGATCGTGGTGCTGATCCGTCACCTCCGCAAAGAGCGGGCCGGCAAGGCCATCTACCAGGGCAACGGGTCCATCGGCATCGCCGGGGTGGCTCGAGCCGTTCACTCCATCGGCTACCACCCCGACAACGAGGCCATCCGGGTGCTGGCCCCGGTCAAGGTCAACACCGCCGAGCGGCCCAAGGCCCTGCAGTTCCGGCTGGCCAAGCACCCCGAGTATCCCTGTGCCGTGGTCGAGTGGGGCGGGGAGATCGACATCAGCGCCGACGAGCTGGTGAATGCCGGTCCGAGCGATCCCGACAGCGCCCTCGGCCAGTGCCGCGCTGCCCTCATCACCGCCCTCCCGCCGGGAAAAGAGATGAAGTCGGAAGACCTCATGCAATCGCTCATCGAGGCCGGCTTTTCTCGATCAACCATCATGCGGGCAAGGGGCAAGGAAAACGTACAAGTGAGGCCCGCATCTGACCCTGGTTCAGGGGTTATCAGAGGCTGGATCTCCTTCCGGCTCGGAACGGACGAACCGGTACAAATGGGGTCTCCAGAGTCTCCACAGTCTCCAGAATAGGGTGTCGTAGAAAACTGGAACTCTGGACCCCTCCCCTCCAGAGTCTCAACCACCTTGAGACTCTGGTAAATCGGAGGATTGCATTGGAAGCATTGTCGGTAGAAGACGAGCCCCCCCTTTTAGAGATCATCACCCTGCTCTCGGTGATGGATCTTCTGTACTTCACCCGAGATAGGGGGCCCAGCGAAACCCTTAATGCGGCCGTCCGAGCCGTCGGGCCCGAGGCCGAGCTGATCTCGCGCTGGACCCTGATGGGTCAGGCCACCGGGCACGAGTGGTACCGCTGCAGCGTCTGCACCGAGTTCCGGCTGATGGAGCCGGCGCCGGCCCGGAGCTGCACCACCAACGTGCCCCTGATGGACCAGCGGTGCCCCGGGGTGATGACCCGGATCAAGAAGCGACCAGTGATGAACGGGAGGATCAAGCGATGGCTGGCGTAAGGAAGCGCGGCGCCCCGAAGAAGCGGGTCACCGTCACCACCACGGCCCGACTGCCCGAGGACCTGCACAAGGCCCTGAGCGCGGCGGCCGACGAGTGGGGGCTGACCCTGAACTACGTGATCAACCGGGCCGTGAGGGACTTCCTCACCGACCACGGCTGGCTCGAGGACACAAGAAAGGAGAAGACGGGATGACCTACTGGACCTGGAGATGGCGGTACTGGAGGGCCCGACACAAGCTGCTGGCGGCCCAGCAGGAGTACACGCGCTGGCCCACCCCCCGCAACAACGAGCGCCTGCACCTGGCGGCGCGCCAGGTGGTGTGGATGGAGCTGGGGAAGCCATGAGCCCGCAATACCCCACCGTCTACACCTACAGCCAGCTGCACATCCTGTGGTACCTGAAGCGCCACGGACCGGTCCGTCGCCAGGACGTCAACCACAGCGTGTACCAGCTGCTCAGCGACGAGCTGCAGATGAAGCGGGGCACCGTCCGCTACACCCTGCGGATCCTCGAGGAGATGAGCCTGGTCCTGCGTACCTACGAGAAGGGCGCGGCCAGCAACTTCAAGGAGGGGGCCCGCAACCCCCTGATCCGGGTGGAGCTGGTCGACCCCGACATGTACCTGCCCCCGTGCCCACCCCCGATGCCGTTGGCCGTGGTCATGGCTCGAGAGAACGAGGACCTGGACGAGCGCACCGCCCACGAGCCCTCGGCCGAGCAGATCATCATGGCCCTGCTCAAGCGCAACGACGAGCTGCAGGGGCAGATCACCAGGCTGCAGGACATCGTGGCGGCTCAGGCCGAGACCCTGTCGGAGACCAACAAGCTGATAGAGAAGGCCAAGACCAATCACCATGATCTCGGCCATCTCCATCAGCGGGTGCGTGACGCGCTCACACCTGAGCAGTGGGAGAGCTTACGTCATGGCTAGGCATCTGCGAGGGGGCGACAGCGCCCGGCGTTACGGGCGGGAGCCCAAGGTCCACTACCCCCGTGACTCCTACCCCGGTGACGACTACTCGCTGTGCGAGAAGTCGTACCACGGGACCGAGACCGACGACCCGGTCGACTGCCGGATCTGCCTCGACATCGCGACCGGGAAAAGGAGGCCCCCGCTGTGAGTGACACCGACGGCCTGGTGGCCCACATCAAAGACCACGGGAGCATTGCCTTCCCGAGCGCCATCGACTGGCTCTGCCAGGAGAAGGGTGTGGACGGGAAGGGCGACTGGTGCATACAGATCGGCGAGAACGCCATCCTCGACGCCGGCCTGAGCGATGCGGCCTTCGCCCTGGGCGGGGTCATCCTCGATG